TGGATTGACCGCCCTTTGCATTGGTGACTATGTTTCCGGGCCGTGTTCTGCCCTGAGCGTACAGCCAGTCTTGATAGGTTTTGTCCCGGTATGTGGCCGATATGCCCACATTGGGATAACCGGCTGACCTCATGCGCCCTGTAAACTCACGGCAGCCGCGGGCTGCTGCCGGGTGCAGTTGGGCTATGTCCCTTGAATTAATCATTGCCGCCACCGCGCCCTGTGCTTAGCCGCTTAATAAAGTCTGCTATGTAATTAGAGCCACGTGACAGCAGTATGCCGGTGAATATCATACCCACAAAGGGTATATTTGTTGTAAGGCCGAAGGCAGCCATCAAATCCAAACCATAGGCAAAGGCAAAGGCCGAGCCAAACAAGAGTGATGAAATGCACTTCATATGCATGGCCTTATCCCCAACCTGGCCTACGTATTCTATTATTGCCTCTACTATCATTGACCCTATTATTATTTGGGTTAGCATTTCCATTTAGTACCCTCGTTTCTGATAAATAATATCTAATCATTTATTATTACTTTTTATCATGCCTGAATAGACAAGTGTGTCCATTAAATCACTTATCATCTGTGCAATATCGGCATTAGATGGTTCAGGCTCTGATAATAAATTTAAGTCTAATAAAGCTGGTTCAGCGAATCCGGTAGTTTTAATATCTGGAATATCTTTATGTAGAAACTCACCGTTTATATAAGAGTCGCCAATTCCAAACCCATCCGGCAAAACCTGAACATCATCGGCATTTAAAAAGTCCCATGTTCCAGCCTCTAAAAAACTTTTAGCTATCTTGTATCCATCGTTATCAAATAAGGCAGTATTTACTATAATCCCATTAGATAATATTGCTATGATATTTTGCACTTTTTTCACCTCTCTTATATAATTATGCGTAAATATATATTATGCCATCGCCGCCTTTACCACCTCTTCCGCCTTGGTGGCCACCGCCACCGCCACCGCCACCGCCAAGGCCGCCACTGCCGCCGGAACCGCCACCGCCACCGCCAAGGCCGCCGGAACCGCCGCCGACAGCGCCGGCGGCTCCACCATTAGTACCGCCGCCTGCGCCGACATAAGTGGACGAAACAGTGCCGCCACCGCCGCCATAAGTTATTCCATTGTATGGATTTACAGAAAACAGGCCACCATCACCATTACCGCTGGAATTACTGCCGCCACTGCCACCGCCGCTACCGCCGTCGCCACCATTAATACCGGCACCACCACTACTGCCGTGACCACCATTAATACCACTATAACCGCCGGACACTTGAAAACCAAACCCGATAGTTGTTCCGCCGTTATTGCCGCTGCTACCGCCTGCGCCAATTATTAACATATAAGATGTTTTATCCAGTAAAATGTCTTGTGAAAACAAGCAGTATCCACCACCGCCGCCGACATTATTAGAAACGCTGTTGATGCCGCCGACGCTACCACCACCACCACCGCCACCAACTATAAAAATGTCCGCTTTGCGACCACGAAATTCAGGAGGCACTATCCATTCGCCACTTGATGTAATAGTCGCTACAAGATTTTTTGTTCTTCTGCTTAACATTCGTTCTAAAGCCCATGACATTACCTAATCTCCTCCTTTATGCTTCCATCATCATTAAAGTGTGTCTGTTTTGTTATGGCAAAGGCTGTTGTCTGAGTTGTTACATTACCCTCTGTGTTTTCCCACGGGTAAAACCTTATAGTCTCTGTTATACTTCCATCCGCCTCAAACACCGTCTCTTTTGCAGCCAGCACAAAACCCAGCGCCACCACATTTATACTCTCTGTTATGCTCCCATCAGCATTAAACTCCGTTACCCTGTCACAGCCGCGTTTTACCGACCAGTCATCAAAGTTATTATTAACCAGTGAAAAACTCTGCGTTTCCAGCCCTTTTATTAGGTTGGTTATCTCGTCACCCAGCTGTTTAAAATACTTCTCCTGCTCCTGTGTCCATTCGTCTCTTTCGGCTGTCCAGTCAGCCCATTGGTCAAGCTGTTCCACCCGTGTTTGATTCCACAGTGCTATCTGCTCATTAAGATAAGTCAGGTATTGGTTAAACAAATCGGTGGTGTCAGCCTGCTGCACAACTCCCGAAACAATGCCGCAAACTGCGTTGTTTTGCCTGGTGTCCAATATATTGGCCTGTGTTATAACCTTAGCGTTTGGGTTTACGGTTATAGTGCACAGCTGCAAGTCAAAAACATCGTCAGTGCGTATTATTGGCGGAACCAAAGGCGTGCTGGCCGGTGTACCTGCTATGTAGTGAATCTGTGAGGTTCTGGCCACTATATCGTGGCGGATAACCAAAATATCCCGCCGGCCAAGGGTTAGGTGTGCCGGAGTTACAGGAAACTGAAAGTCCTTCTTTTGCATGTAAAGGCGCCCAAGTAAAAATGCCGCTCCCATCCTTACGGTTAAAACCATAGAATCATTAAGGCTCTCTACTTTAAGCCCGGTTGCAGGGTTGGGGTATACGCCGTTGCCTATAAACTGCCTGAAATAGTCGGCAAAGTCTTGGGAGTCGTAAAGCCTGTCTTTCTCTCCGGTGTCTTCTATTTCGCTGTTGTACGGAAAATACAGCGTGTCTTCTTGATTACCTATTATTATTGACATTTAATCCACCTCTTTCTATATAGTCGCCTAAGTTCACTTCAAGGTTTAAGCCGGTTTCATCATAAAACTCAGTAATTTCTGTTATAACTTCCCGCTCGGAATAGCCTAATATGCGGTTTTCAGACAGAACAACAGAGCCAATGTTCCAGTCTTTTAAATACTCAAACTGTTTACTGAGAGGATTTACAACGCTTGACAATGTTCTAAGCGCCTTGTTTTCATTTAAAGCATCAATAGCGGTCTGCTGGAGGGTTGCGCTGCCTTGCCTTGGGGCAGAGACAGCTATTTCCCTGCGCTCAAGGCCCTTGAAAGTGCTATTATTATGTATGTACTGGTCTTCAACATATACCACATTTTTATAGCGCCCGTTGTCATCCATAAAATCCTGCTCAACAATATTAGCAAACTCCTTAGAAAAAACCACGTCAGTTTCCACAGGCGTATAGAAAGAAATATCAAAGGCCTGAGCCTCTAAATTATAGTTTGTTCTCACTCCTGTGCGGTTTTCTTCTAAAAGACTGCTGATTGCCTCGTAAGCATTACGTTGCTTATACTCTGCCTGCACGTTAACAGCAGGAAGAGTATAAGGCAAAAGCCGCACAAGTGGCGCCATAGAGCGCAAAGTTCCTGCTCCCCCCAGAAAGTTGTTGTTTACTAAAGAGTTAAGCAGTGCCTGCAAATTAGTGTTGCCGGTAAAAGTCACAATCCGCCGCTCAAGCAGGCTTGGCAAAAACCTCCCCCTGACAATGAGCATTAGCTCGCCCTCAATTGATTGGATAACATTGCGGCTCTCAACAAAAGCGGCCTCATCAACATCCCGCTTGTAAATAATGTTGCCGATGGCAAAAGTATCAAGCTTTTCCCTTGTAAAGCCGGTAATAAGCTGAAACTCACCGGCCTTTGAAAACCGCCGCCGCCAAACAAACTCCGTATACACAGGGTTCATGGTGACCAGCTCAAAATTTCTGTAAACCTCAATCATCCTATCCCTCCGCAAAAGTGTAGTTTGGGGTATATCTCACGTTTACAAACAAATTACTGACATTCGTATCCGCCCGAAAACCTATGCGGTTTGTACCTACATCAATTTTAAAGAATGTGGTACCGGCCGCGTCCAGGTGCCTAAAACCATTAACACCGTTAATCTCAACACGCTTTTCCTGCAAATCATTGAGAATGGTTATAACGTCATTAGCCCGCATGGTGTAGTTCAGCCGTATTTTTTCGCCGGTAACTTCATTTCTAATCTCCGGGTTAACCACCGTTCCGTATCTGGCCCGCAAAACAGCCAAAAAACCACTCTCTACATTGCCTTTGTTCTCGAACTTGCTTTCAAGCGTTGAGTGTCTGGTGCCAAAAGAAAGCCCTCCGGCCGGTATAGCTAAGGGGAAGCTGAATTCTTTCACCGTTTGCGCAATAATTTCTGTCAGTGACTGGCCTTTCCAAAAGGGGTCAAGGGCTACAAGCACTATATCAAACCTTAGCTGGTTTCTTGACCAAAACACCTGCGGCAGCTCGCTTATTCTGCAAGGTATCTCTTTGTATATCTTCATTCTTTTGTTCTCATAGCGCAGAATTCCGGCAATGGTAGGGTTAAACACCGAATGCAGCGCCTGCATAGCCGCTTCCAAGTTAATCCCATGTTTTACGTGGCCGCTAAGGCGTATGTTGCGCTCGCCAAGGCTCATGCCTGTGAAAAACTGGCCGTGGGTTCCCCCTTGTTTAATGGTGTGTATCTGGTTATTAGCCGCCTCGTCACACTTTTCACAGACAAAAGTAGAAAGAAAGTTAAGCAGCAGCTCACCTGTGGCCGCGTTTATGTACTGTAGGTTTACATATGGTGTCACCAGCATCTAAAACACCCCCTCTGCCAATGCTTTTTGTGTGGCCCTGTAAGTTTGGAAAGCAGTCTGCTCTTCTCTAACGCCGTAGAAATATTGGTTAACAATATTGTCGCCGCCAAAACCTGCGGCAGATATTTCACCGTCAAAACCTGCCATATTACCGCTAAAGCCGACTGCCAAACGTCTGCTGCTCTCTAAGCGGTTTGCCTCTGCCTGCCGCATAGCAAAAATCTCTGCAATAGCATCTGCCACTCTAAGGGCCTCAGCCATAAGCTGCCCTTCTACCGATATAAGCCCGCTGCCCAAAGCCCTGAAAAAGTTCTGCCCGGCATTAAAGCCCTCCGTTCTAAGCAGCAAATCCATGTCAGCCATTATCCGCCTAAGCATGTCATCAGCCTTACGGCCCATTTCGGTAAACTTTGACAGGACGATATTTTTAATCTCATCATAAGCCTTATCAAACATTTTAACTTTTTCGAGGAGGGTTTTCTCTACAACTAACAACTGCTCCTCAGGCTCATCATCACCGCCGAAAAGGCTAAGCTGCTCAAACTCGGCAGAGTCTGCGGCAGATGCTACCTTGCGGGCCATATCCTCCGCGGCTTTTTCGGCCTTGTCTGTTGTGTCCTCTATGCCCACTACAAGCCCCTCGGTAAGGTGGCGGCCTATGCCGGCGAATACTTTGGAGGGGGATTGTATGCCGAACAAGCCTTTTATTTTGTCTGTAATACCGCCGAAGAAATTACTAACGGCGTTTTTGGCCCACTCAATCTTTTCACCAATGCCATTTACAAGGCCGGTTACAATGTCACGGCCTATTTGTGCCATTTCACCAAACTTTTCTTTTATGTTATCAATAAGGTTGTCCACCCATTCTTTAAACTGTGGGTTAAGCTCGTATAGTAGGGTTATAGCCCCTTGAATGGGGTTGACCAGAAACGATAAAAGGCTCTGCCAGTGCTCCTCAATAAAATCAATGGTGGCTCTAAATGCCGCAGGTATTTTTACCGTAAAAAAGTCTGCTATAGTGCTCCAAACATTTTCGCCTATTTCCTTAATTTTTTCCCATGCACCTATTATATTGTCTCGAAATTCTTCATTGGTAGCCCAAAGATGAGCAAACAGACCAATAAATGTGGCTATTAATGCGCCAAGCAGCAGGAAGGGAAAGGCAGCTTTAAGCCCTGCGCCAAAAGCTGCAAGCGTTGGCAGTGAACCAGTTAGGCTACTGATCAGGCTTGGCAGAGTGCTAATGGTAAACTCCAAAACTTGCTTGCTTGCGGTTGTAATATTTTCGCCAAGTGCCTTCAAGCCTTCTATAGTCTTGGGAAATCCGGCTATGGTTGATAATGTTTTCATAACATCCAAAATATCATTAAAGGCAGTTTGCAGAGATAAGCTACTTTCTTCTGTTACTTCACTCATTGAAGCTCCCATTTGAGAGAATGTTTCTATTGCAGTGTCTTTTAATGCCGCAAAAATATCAACTATCTCAGTAAGCGCAGTAGCAATGGTGTCTAAACTTTCAATAAGGGGTGAATCTTCAAAAGCAAGGCTTATATTTTCAGCTTGGGCTGTCATACCCTCCATAGCCAATGAAATATCTTCTGTGACTTGTGCGGCTGTAGTGCCAAACGCTTCAACTCTTTCAAGCGCAACATCTATTTTTTTATTAAACTCTTCAACTTTTAGTGCAATTGTTTCAAAAATATCCATGCTACTCTCCTTTCTTAAGTAATGCAAATCAGGTTGACAATAAATACAATATAATGTATTCTGATAATAATTTAGGTCTTGTTACAAAATAGTGTGGAGGAGTTGTTTAATAATGAAAGAATACATTGGCGCTTCCTATAAAGTAATAATTGACTGTGAAAATATTACTATTATTAAGAATAATATTACTAAAGAAGTCTGCACATTTAATGATATTATCGCTATTACTTTAGTGGGGACATCAGGTACTTGGATGGGTGCGTTAGACCTTACTACAAAAAAGATAAAATATCCCATGAAATTTTCACGTAAGAGCTACGAGAACCTAGTGGAACTATGTGATGTTATTGCGGATAAGTCAAAAATCCAAATTCAAAGAGAAAGCGGTACTGTAAATACTCTTAAAGCGCTATTTTGGGTTCTTTTTCCTATAATCATGATCTTAAGTATACTGCAATCTAGGTTTGGCATATTTGGTTAGGTACAATCCACTTACATATTCTATGGAATTTTTAGTTAATCAAGATTAACATCTTATTCTCTATTGCCTCCCTACACCCCGTTCCCTATCAACCCCATCAATATCTCCTCCCCCGTCATTTCCTTCCTCTGCTCCCTTGCCCTGCCACCCTCATAAAGCGGCGTATACACAGGCAGCTTTTCGGGGTTTTTCCGTGTGGGCTGCGCTATCATATAAAGCATCATAGAGTCATAATTAGCCCGGTTTTCAAGCTCCATCTCCTGCTTAAACTCCGCCAGCACATACAGCAGCAGCGCCTTAGCGGGCAGCCTGCCTGCCTTTGCTAAATATCTGACGATTCGCTCTGCGCCAGCAACTTTAACTGCGGAAAAAAACCGTGCAGCACCTCGTCATCAAGGCTGTCCTTAATTTGGGCGGCTATTTCTTTTATGCTCTTTTGGCCTATCTCATCAGCCGGGCAGAGGAAAAACGCCCCTAAAATACGGCACAGTGCAGGGCGGTATTTGCCTGACACCAGAGCAAGTATTGTAAGCACCTTTTTGCTAACACGCCGCCCGTGTTCGGCGTTGGTCTCATCTTCAAGCCTTTTAAAATCCACTGTTAGCCCTGTAATCATCTCATCATCCAGTATGGGGTCTATTTCAACTGCTATGGTTGAAACTACATTCATCATTGCATCAAATGACATATCCGATAACTTCATAGTAATATCTCCTTTTGTTGTGCAGTAGGTTTTGCCTGTGGAAAGGCAAACCTACTGCTGTTTTTTGTGCAGCTATAAAGGTGGCAACGGTGCAAACCCATGTTGAACCGTTTTTTTTCGGGCTGGTCGTAAATGCTACGCATTTACTGCTCGCCCAGGCAGCCAGGACGAGCGCTGTAGGGCTTGTCCGTGAGCGCGGGCAAAATAGCGGTTTTCTATTTTGCCAGTACGAAAAAAATCGTGTGAAACAGGTTATGCACCATTGCCAGATTAAAAATTAAGCGCCCGTTCCAACTTTTAGGGCTTCAATAGGGCGGCCGTCTTTGTACACATACCAGATTTCACAGGGGGCATAGTCAATATCTTCAAAATCTTCCACGTGGCCTACACTTTGGAAAGGTATGCCGCCGGCGCCCTCAGACGGTGCTGTAATTGCGCCGGTGGTTTGGCCCAAGGCGTTAAAGAACGACACCATAAGGTAGCCGAATTTTGTGCTTGCCACCCAAGTATGATTGACATCGTAGTCGTCTGCCGATATAGCCGCTCTGATACGCTGGGCTATAATGTCTGAATCGCCAACCTCAGCAAATTCCGAAGTAGGGAAGGCGGCCGCTAAAACCTTAGGTGTAAACTCCTTTAAGTTTGTAGACATTTGGCAGAGCCAGTCGGTTATAAAGCTGTCACCTTTAAACCTGGCTGTGGCACCGTCAATAGTGTGTTTGTTGTATGTAGGGGTTATCTCTATATTGATGCCGCCCTCTGTGCCTCCAAAGCTTTGACCGTTTTTAATGGCTTCAATAAGTGCACCATGAAAGTCGCCGTAAGTTTCCAGGTTTTGATATTCAAAGTTTTTGATAATCGCACCGGGCCCCAGCTGTAAACTGTTAAATGTGTCGCCTGTTACTCCTGCTAATACTCTTTCTGACATAATTTAAGCCTCCTTATTTTTCTTTTTCTGTTTTGGGTTAATGTTTTCTTCGGCCGCCTTGCTCTTTTTTATCGGCGCCCTATTGCCCCAAGCCGGGCTGGGTTTGTTTGCTTTTTGCCTCATTTCTCATCTCCTTAATTTGGATTTTTAATAATACCGGGAAAACGAAAGGGCAGTAGAAAGATATGAGCTGTCATCAGACAGAAAAGTCTCAGTTATATTAGCCCTTGCTTCGGTATATTTAAGAGAAAAACCATCTCTCATATATCTGCTTCACTTTGAGGGCAAAAGTAAACGCCGCAGTCAAAATTTTTTATAGAAATTTTCATTGCTTCAAGTCCTCTTGATATTGAGGCACTTACCGCCATTTTTGAAACACCCTCAGCCTTTGCAATCTCTGCCTGGCTCTTACCCAGCAGATAATGAGCCTCAATACGGCGGCCTTGAATTTCAGGCAGTGAGTTTAGTGCCTGGCATAAACGGCAATGCTGCCCCATCATTGTAAATATTACCTCAGGGTTATTAGTGCTATGTACTATTGCGGCTTTTTCTATGCCGTCACCGGCGTCTAAAGAATAGAAAGCCTTATTTCTTCTTATACGCTGTTCATAAGATTTTTGATAGCGCTTATCAGCAAAAAGCTCTTCAGCTGTTTCACTGGATACCTTTATAAATTCATCATGTATGTACCAAGGGTAAAAGTCACGCAGGTTGATTGTTGCTGTGGTTACCGTTAAAGTTGCAGCTGCCTCAGTATTTATATTTTCCATTATAATTTCCTCCGTTTGATTTTTTTCTTGCTGTAAAAAATCAAATAAAGGCGGCGGTGAGCGGCATGTGGGTTTTAAATACATAAAAAAGTCCTCCATTGCTGCCGGTTATGCCGGAAACAGGGAGGATATGGGATATTGGCTTTGCTGTAGCATTTATCAAAAGCAAAGGCCGGAGCACACTGTTTCCAGCGTTACTCCGGCCTTATGTGGTAGTTTACATACCGCGAAATCCGTAGGGAGATGTGAGTTAGCATCCCTTGTACGGCAAATCTTGTCTAAGCGGCGATATGTACCCCTATTATGCTCAGTCAGTAAAGCGACTCATAAGAGCTTGCTTAATATCTGGCGATGGTGCATAACCTGTTTCACACGATTTTTTTTCGGACAGGAAAAATGGAAAAAGTTCTTTTGCCTGCGCTCGCGGGCAAGCTCCGTTGGTCTGCCGCGCGGCTTTTAGGCGCGGTGTAGACTTACAGCGCTCGCCCTGGCTGCCTGGGCGAGCAGTAAATGCGTAGCATTTACGACCAGCCCGAAAAAAGTCGGTTCAACATGGGGTATTCACCGTTGCCATCTCCTTTTATAGTGAATTAACTTTAAAATTTCCACACGTAGCGTGAAATTTATCGAAAAATCTGTCAAAAGTAAGATACTAAACAGCTTCTAAGTATTAAGTTTTAATTTGATAGCTCTTCATATCTACCTACTATAGTTTTATGGCTTTTGCACGTATTGAATCAAACGTTCTAAAATCAATTCTATAAAACTTCTTGCAGCTATTGCATTGGCATGAAACACGGATATCCGCAGCTTTATCGGCATACACTCCCCCATGCTTACACCATGGGCATGTAACAACAAGTTTTAAGACTTCACACATAGGCTTTCTCCTTATCTAAAGTAAATTTGGAAAATCTCAAGGTGTTAATATTGCAGTTTAATTGCTGAAACATGACAGAACACACAAGCAAAGATAAAATTTGATTTCATGTGTTATTTCGCCAATAATCAGAACATATGTTTATATTTATATTGTAATTTATTTTATTTTAAAAGTCAATCGAACGATTTATGAAGATTTTGTGTTTTAAAGGAACAAATATTCTAATTATAAAAAATAATATTAATATACTTGCAGAGGCTACTGTGTTATCAGATTTCTATTGGTTACATATGTTGTAGTATATAGGTCTAAGGCTGAGAATGGGTTGCGAGCCTCTATACTGGCCTTTAATGTTGGGGTGAAAAATTTGGAAGAAATTGTAATTGGAGGAATTAAGTATAGGGTAGAGTGCTTAGAAGATGAAATAATATTGAAACGCTTTAACGAGAAGCATGAAATATGGGTAAGCCTTAGTTTCCCTAAAAGCAGACAAATAGAGGGGAAAAAGATTGAAGAAAGCCTTATAGAAACATTAGCTAATTTATATGTACAAAGAAGCCTGAATAATTTTAAAATAAATTCTGATTAAGTATGGATGAGTATGCATACAAACATATTTTAGAACTATGGCAGCTATAGTAAAATGATTCTGAAACAGTAACGCAAAAACGCATAGATTTTTTTGCAGAACAAGGACTTTGGTTCCGAGAATACCCAAAGGTATTCTCGTGGTTCAAAGGACGAAGTTATGTGAAAA